GACCGACAAACCGCTTCCGTTATCCCAAGCCACTCCTATTGAGCCGATGTCGTCCACATAGCGAACGGTTCCTTTTGTTCCAACAGGCGGTGCTTGAAAATCCGACATACTCAAAAGCTCCACACGGCATCCTACCGGGTACTGCTCTCTAAGCCGTTCCACTGTTTCTCTGCTTGGAAATCCTTTCATTCTTCGTCACCATCCTCTCCGTTTAAAATCGCCTTGATTTCTTTCTGCACCTCCGGGTCCTGGAGTCTTTCCTTTGCTTCCTCCACATCGAACTCTACCGTGTTTTCCGGTGTGGGAATCGGGTCGCAGCCGGGTGCGTAATTTTTGCGAATGTCATTCTTGAAAGCTGAGGAGCCGGAAAGGTTAGCCATAAGAATTTTTCTCGCGCCCTTGTACTCGTCTCCAATTAGTCCGATGCGGAGCAGAATGCAGCGGAAAGCGTACTTTTTGTTGTCGATTGGCTTGTCTTTGGCTGTTACCCTCTTGGCGTTTCCCATCATCTCGCAGAGCTTGCAAACGAAGGTGCTGTATGCCTGAACCTGTTCAGGTGTTGCCTCTCCGTCAAACCATGGGAAGGAAACCTTCTCCTCATCCACTTCAATGGGAAGTTCGTCCGCTTTGAATGCCTCGCAGAAAAGGTCGTGCTTTGCTTCCACGTACTTTTTGAGGTTCGCAAGTCCTTCTTCACCCAGCTTTTCCTTCGGGTAGGCAATGGCGATCATGCTTTCTTCGGTTTCGACCTCTGCTTCAAAGCCTCTTTCACAAAGGGCTTCAATGAGCTGCTCGACTTCCTCGCTGTCGGCGCTGTCATCAAAGCTCAAAACTCCGTTCTTGTCTACCATGAGGTAGTCGATCTGGTAGGCGCAGGAAGGAACTCCGAGGTATTTGGCATCGCATTCCATAATTTCTCCGATTGTCTGAACCAGCTTTTTTCGCTCAGAACCTGTTACGTTGTAGTTGATTGTCATCTTAAAAATCCTCCTAAATGCTTATTCCATAAGGGTTTGCCCCTTTGGTGTCTATATAGATCACTCAACGGGGCTCATAAGTCAACAACTATGTCCAAAACATATCAAAAAGTTCACATCTTCTAAGAAGCCCCTAGAGTGTGTTTCTAAATGCATACCCTATCAGGTTATGCAAGAAGAATGCGGATACAGGCCAAATGAACAAAGGCGAGGAAACGGGATGCGAGCTTATCATAACGCATGGCAACTCTGCGGAACTCCTTGAGCTTGAGGAAGAATGTTTCGACAAGATGACGTTCCTTGTAGAGCCACCAATCGACAAACCACGGGTCGGAGTTATCTGACTTGGGAGGGATGCAGAAATTTGCGTCTTGGTCGGCGATAAACTCGCGAAAGTCCCACTTGCCGTAGGCTCTGTCAGCGAGAACGGTAGTGTCTTTGAGGTCAATTCGGCGAAGAAGTTTTTCGGCGACAGTAATGTCGCATGTATTGCCGGTCGTCAATAGGACCTCGATCGGATTGCCCAGGGCGTCCACAACGGCATGAATCTTGGTGCTTCTGCCGCCACGACTGATGCCGATGCACTGATTAACCTGCGTCCTGTCTTCACAGGCAGTTACCTTTTGGGCGGGAGATTCTACGGTTTTGGAGGATTTTGAGAGCCCCCTCTCTCGGCACCGGCGCTTGCCTTATGTGCCTTGATGTAGGTGCTGTCTATGCTGATGTCCTGCAAATCAGCATCCTCGCCAAGTTCATGAAAGATTCTCTCGATCAGGCCGTTCTCAGACCACTCCCTGAACCGCTTGTACACCGTCTGCCACGGTCCATACCGCTCCGGCAGGTCGCGCCACGCCGCTCCACTTCGGGCGATCCAGAAGATGCCGTTCAGCATCTCTCGGGGGTCCCGCTTCGGTCGCCCCTTGTCGCCCGCCTGACGCTCTGGAAAATAGGGCTGCAGTCGCTCCCATTCCGCGTCTGTCAGTTCGTACCGTCGAATCACTCGTGTCATCTCGTTCACCTCATGAGTTATTTTCGACATTCATGCCCTGTTTCCCTTTTTGGTTTTTTCTCTATTTGCATATTTCCTCGTTTCTCGCCAGGATTTATGCTTTTGAAAACACACTCTAATGCCAGTCAGGAGAAATGATTGCAGCCTTGAGTACGTCCGCATCCTGATATCCGACAAACCTCGCTTTCATCTGGCCGCCTTCTTCAATGACAATGGTCGGTGTACTCATGACCAGGTATTTTTTCATTCTCGGGTCTTCAGTCTCAACATTAATAAACTCATAGTCCGCTGAACAATTCTCAGCTACTTCTTTAATAATCGGCTTCATCGCCTGACAGGGTTGACACCAATCGGCGGTAAACAATAACACTTTCACTGGGATACCTCGTTAAATTTCATGTCTAAATACTTAGCGGCTTCCGGAACGGCCCTTTCAAAAACCGTCAGATACCGCATGGCCGAACTCTTCTCCCCGTTGGCAAGTGCAAATTCCCTGAGGGACTTCTTTTTAAAGAATCCCGGCTGATTGCACCAACGGGCAATCGTGATATACATTCCACGATACGGACTTTCTGTGTAGCGGTTAAACCGCATAATATATGGAAGACAGTGGTATTTCATCAGAAGCTCGATCCTGCGGAAGAGGTCGATGATGTCCTGCCGCCAAAAGTCCGCATCCCACTTGTCCGCACGGTCAAAACCGCAGAAGCAGTAGAACTTCGGTACGGCATTGGTATATTTACGGATCAGCTTCAGCTTATCCTCAATGAGCGGCATGTCCGCAATGTTATCAAAAGCGAAAATATAGTCACCGTCATAGTTGGAGCGGAACAGCACCTCACACTTTTCATCGGTAAGCAGCCTTTCATCAAGGCCCTGCTTAAACTGAAAAGGTCTGCCCGTTGCCTGCAGGATTTCCAAAAGCATCCGCCAGTTGGGGCATCCGAAGAAGTTATCATCCAAAAGACAGATCTTCGGTCGGCTCTCATCGTAAAACTCAAACAGCGGGCTATGCATCTGCACACGGTCGTAGTTTTGATTTACACAGAAGGAACATTTGCGAAAGCACCCACGGGTCAGAAAACCGATGGAGTAATCCGTATAATAGGAAAACTCTCCCGGCTTCTTTCCCGCTGCAATCTGTTCAGCGACCCACTCATCATACAGATGATAGTCCGGCCTGTGATGTTCTACTTCATCCGGTAGTGCCGGAGCCTTGTCATAATAAAAGCCGGTACCGCCGAAGCTGACATTTGAAAGCTTCAAGACGGTATCCGGCACTTTTGTATCGGTGAACACCTTTGAAATATATGCTTTATCGTAGTCTTCCAGGTTTTCATAATCGAGCTTGAGGATGACATCATCGCCGCATTCTTTGTGATACCCGGAAAGCTTCATGCAGGCAAGATTCGGAAACCGATGCCTTTTTCTGCCGATCAGGTCGGCATCAATAATTGCTATTTTCATGATGTCAGCTCCTTTCCCTTAAGCATTTCTCTGATCACAGCCCACCGTTCTTTCCCGCAGAAGGATTCACATTCTTCTTCATTGAGATTGTCGCTGACTATTTTAGAACATATAATTTCCGGCACGGAATCCGTGCAATTTTGAAAAGCTCCATATCACAGATACAGCCAGTTTCAAACAGAGGCTTGTCCACAAAGGACTCTGCCGTATAGCAAGGCGTATGGAGACAGTCAAAGTTTTGATTCAGAGGAATCCGTTCACCGGTTTCAAGCGATACCGCCTCAGACGGTTCTATAATCGTTCCCGGCTTTATTCCGTTAGCGCCACAAAAACCGATGTTGACTATAACGTCATTCGGATTGATATTCGGAAGACTTACTGCTCCGATTCCTATCACGCTGCACGGAAGACCGAGATACTCAGCTTCCCGTTTCATAGCAACAAGAATATGAATCTTTGCAGATTTATCATTTTCCTTCATCTTTGAAGTTCTCCAATCCGTCTGCCCACACGATTCCGGAGAGTACAAAATATGCATTACCGAGGTAGATGCCATTTCCCCAAAGACGATATTCCGCAGAATCCGAAGCCGGGTCTTTTAGCCACTTGATGATCTGCTTCTCCGTTTTCGGTTTGGATGCGTGGGTAACCAGTTCTCTATGGGTTTCAAAAATCTTGTACCATTCATAGACTTCTTCACTTGTCGGATGCTTGGTTCCGAGGTCGGAACACCACCAGTCCGGAAAACCCTGTAGTCTTGCACATTCTGTCGGCGTCAGACGGCGGACGATATAATGCACTCCGTCATCATCTTCATCATTGACGATGGGCGGGTCTTTGTAGTCCGTAGCCACGAGGGTGTTTGCCACTTCCTCGGAAGCCATGGTGAAGAATGATGCTTTGCTTGCCGAATATGTCGGCTCGGCAACAGCTCCCGGACCTTTGGCAACAAGTGTCGGCTGCACTTCCTCTTCAATGGCGGGTTTATACTGTGCGTTTTTGCCTTGGTTAAAAGCATCACGACCGATACCGTAGGCTACTGCGTGGCGATCCGTACCATCCAGGGTAAAGCACACATCCTCATTGACACCGCTGCCCTGGGGACCGTTGTTGTCGGCTCTGCCGATCATCGACCCCTGCAGCACAAAGGTCTGCTGATGGATGCCGGGTTCAGCGGCAAGGGCTCCTGCTTTATCTTCCAGGTCTCGCACTTCTTCACGCTGATTCTGTGAAAAAGCAACCACGACCATTCCTCCTTGCGCGCAGTCGGGCCGTCCGCCGTTGGCATCCAGCGTTCTGGTGGAATCCGCTTCATAGAATCCGCTGTGAGGGTTGTCCGATTTCATGGCATTGCTTGCCTTGGAGCAGACACCGTAAACCTTCTGCTCCATCAGAAGAGGAACATTTCCTCCTCCCGTGCCACAGCGTTCCGTGATTGTCTGCACAACTCCGTCTTCGGAAAACTTCACTCTCGAATCTGTAGGATGGTTTTCAATGGCAACAGCCGCCGGAACAACACCCGCTCGGAGGGTCGGTGAGGTTTCTTCCTCATAGCCGATGCTTCTGCTCTTTGCGGAATGCTCCGTACAGAAGCCGGCGGATTCCATAACAATAGGAGGATGATGTGCCTCAGCTCTCAGTGTTGCTGTTTTGTCTTCCAGCACATCCATGCGGTTTCCGCCCTGGTCGCAGAGGACTAATCTTTCATTCTCTCCGCTTGCTGCTCCAACGCTCTTTTCAGGATTTTCGGCAGTTCTTTGCCACGCACGAAAGCCCTCCGCAGAATACCCAGACAGGCCTTCCGACTCAAAGAGTATCTTTCCGGCACACCGGTCTGTAAAATCTGCGACAAGGTAGATACGTTTTCTGCGTTGGGGCGTTCCCCAGTATTGCGCGTCAAACACTCTCCATGCGACTGACCAGCCGTTTCCCAGGATTTCTCCGGAAGGCAGCCACTTATCAGGCGCAGGAACAGATACGGTTTCGTCACAGATTTTGCAGAAGCTTTCGAGGACGCATCTGAAATCTTCTCCTTTGTTGGAGGAGAAGGCGCCGGGGACGTTTTCCCAGACAGCGTATTTTGGATATTGTCCATTGGTTTTTTCCCTCATTTCTTTGATAATGCGGATGGCATCATAAAAAAGAGACGACCTTGAGCCGTCAAGACCGTCCCGTTTCCCTGCGACTGACATATCCTGGCAAGGGCTGCCGAATGTGATTATGTCAACCGGCTCGATGTTCCCGCCATCCATCTTGGAAACATCTCCGTAGTGTTTGACAAAAGGCAGCCGCTTCGTTGTCACTCGAACAGCATAAGGCTCAATTTCCGAAGCCCATACCGGAGTAACACCCGCCAGCAGTCCTGCCAAAGGGAAACCCCCGGAGCCGTCAAACAGGCTGCCGAGGGTCATCTTTCTTTCACTCATGCGTTTCAACCTCCTTAACGAGATCCGCATACATCAGCTTTTTACCGTCACGCTCCACATAAATCTCATCCGGGCTGATGCCGTCTTCCACGGCTCTCCGGAGAATAACGGAAGCATACTTCTCATCCAATTCCATCGTGTAGCAGACTCTGTTCGTCTGTTCACAGGCCATCATGGTTGAACCGGAACCGCCGAAGGTGTCCAGCACGATGCCGTTTTCCTGGGTGCTGTTTTTGATTGGATAGCACAGAAGATCCAGCGGCTTGGAGGTAGGATGGTTTGCATTCTTCTTAGGCTTCGCAAAGTTCCATACGGTTGTCTGCTTTCGGTCGGAATACCAGTTGTGCTTTCCGTTCTGCAAAAAGCCGTAGAGTACCGGTTCATGCTGCCACTGGTAGTCGCTCCGTCCGAGGACGAGGCTGTCCTTGACCCAGATACAACAGCCCGCCAAATGGAAGCCTGCGTCAATAAACGCTTTACGGAAGTTCAATCCTTCGGTATCGGCGTGGAACACATAAGCCGCCGCTCCTGCGGAAAGAAACGCTGCCGCTGCTGTGAAGGAATCGTAGAGGAACTGGTAAAATTCCTCGTTCTTCATGCTGTCGTTCTGGATGGTCAAGCCGGATGCGCTCTTGAATGACACTCCATACGGAGGGTCGGTCAAAAGTAAATTTGCTTTCTTGCCGTCCATCAGCTTGGCAACATCGTCAAGGCTTGTGGCATCGCCGCAAACAAGACGGTGTCTTCCAACCGACCAAACATCACCCTTTTCCACGAATGACGCTTTCTCCAGGGCTTCCGACAGGTCAAAGTCATCATCCTCGGCATCGGTTTCATCACTTTTGAACAGGTCTGCCAGTTCCTTTTCATCGAAACCGGTCAACGAAACATCAAAGGCTTCACCCTGCAATGCTTCAATCTCCACCTTCAAAAGTTCTTCATCCCATCCGGCATCGAGAGCCATTCTGTTATCGGCAAGGATGTATGCTTTTTTCTGAGCCTCTGTCAGATAATCCACATACACGCACGGGACCTCAGGAATGTGTTCTTCCTTGGCGGCTAAAACTCTGCCGTGGCCGGCTATGATGTTCAAGTCTTTGTCTATGATGACGGGATTGACGAAACCAAATTCACGCAAAGAAGCCCGGAGTTTATTGATTTGCTCCGGACTGTGCGTTCTTGCGTTATTGATATAAGGTACGAGCTTGTCTATCGAAACAAGCTGCATTTCACTGGTCGTTTTCATACGAGCCCCCATTCCGCGAACTTCTCAAAGCCGCCTACGGTGCGGATATAATCACGAGCGATTTCCACGATCTCAGAATAAGGTTTGCCGTCCACCGTCTCATCTCCGATGGCACAGCACAGTTCCACAGGCTTTCCCGTTTTCTGTGCCTTGAGCCATGCGTAGATATTGACGCTGACATCGGCTTTACTCAGATCCTTGCCGTGCAGACCGCCGCCGGTCACGCTGTCAGCCATATCGGAGCCGAGCTTTCTGTTGGTAGCGCCGGTATCTACATCCGTGCCGCCAGTCCAATCCCCGATGGGGTTGACTTCCGCAAAGGGATACTCTTCCATAAGTTCGGTTGAGTCCGCATTGCTCTGACAGATGATCAGACGGTCACCGTCAAGGATGTACTTGCCGTCCGCTTCATAGGTTCTGTAAATGTTCCTTGCAATTTCCGACAGCTTCTTCTGCTCACCGGTCACGGGCATTCCCTTAAAAATGCCGTTGTCACCGCAGCGGGTCTTTCCGCGCTGATTTTTTGCAAGGTGTACATCCTGGGGAACTTCTACATAATCAACTACTACACTTCCGGCAATACGAGCTGCGATATCAATGACATCCTCAACGGAAATATGTGTAGAAGTCTCAGCGATGACATGACAGACTCTGTGTCCGACCAGCACTTCAACTGCGATTTTCGGGTTCTCCTGCTGTTTGTAGGCCAGGTCAACAATTGCCCCGGCAATGCGATCTGCAATTTTATCCGGATGGTCCGGATTCACTTTTTCGTACATAATTATCATCCTTTCCGAGCGTTCAGAAGACGCTCCATCAAATCGTCCTGAGGGCTTGCTCCGCCCCATTCCACTGAACAGTTGTCACGCACCACGGAGTAAATCTGATACCAGGCGGCATTGATCTGCTTCATATAGTCTCGACTCATCGCTACATACGGGCTTGCGATTGCATTCCCCGTTGTCGGGTGCTTTGCCAAAAATCCGTATTCGCTGATGCACTGTTCGCACTGTATCCATCGGGATACGCTCATTGCGTACTGCTCGATCTGCGGAATGGTAACCAGCTTCTCACAGCCACGCTCGACAAGCCATCTGTATGTGTCGTTGAATACTTCCTCCGCACATAAATCCTTGCCGCTCTTTTGTTCAGATTTCAGAAACTCCTTTACAGGAGGGACGTCTACACCGCTGAACTCTGCCGGTTCAGGCAGCACCATTGCGCCGCCCGCTTTTCCGTCACTGATTTTCTCGACCAAAGGTTTCGGCTTCGGCCCTGTTCCGGGTCTTGCACCACCTCTGGCAGTACCATCTTTAGCCATTCTTTTTCTTTCCCTCTCTTTCCGCATTTTTCATGGCCGCATAGAATGTGGGGTCAGAATAACCCTCCGCATTTTTGTGCCAGTTGATGTTTTTATTTGTCTCTGCTTCACGCTGCGCCTTACGAAGCGCACGTTGTTTTTTCCTGTCTCTCATAGGTCCTCCTGAATCCGGGGGTTAATACCCCGTTTGAATAGCAATTTTTGCGTAAATGACCCAGCGCCGGTCTCCTGCGGGTCCCTTGGTAGAGATGAAAACCGCCCCTGGGGGTCATCGGTCACCCAGCTCCTGGTGTGTCCGTTGGTGGCACGAGCGGCACAGGCTCTTGAGGTTGCTCCGGGCGTGTGTGCCTCCCTGACTGACCGGCACGATGTGATGCACCTCATCCATCAGCGAGACCCTGCCTTCCTCAAGGCAACGCTCACACAGCGGGTGCTCCCTTGCGTAGCTGTCACGGATACGCTTCCAGGCTCGACCGTACTTCTTGTGTTTGTCCGGTGCCCTCACGTAGAGGTCGTACTCACGGTTTGCTTTGGCAGCATGTTCCTCGCAGTAACGGTTCTCTGTCAGGTTGGGACAGCCTGGGTAAGCACACGGCTTCTTCGGTTTTTTCGGCACGTAATCATCTCCTCTCTTTCCCGCCGTCGGTCTCTCGTTTACACCTCAGGCTTTTTAATTTTTTGAATTTTTCTTTTATCACAAACTTTATGATGTACCAGCATTGCTCTGCGGCACTGACTTTTCGGTATGGCATGGGTCTCATCCTTTCAGGCATTAAAAAAGGCCGCGATAAACGCAGCCGTAAAAAGGGCACGAAAAAAGCCCGAAGGATTTCTCCCCGAGCCATTTTTCCACGATACCATTATATCATGTTTCCGCCATAGAAGCTTCCACGATTTTACTCATTTTCTCTGCCGGACATTTTTTCTCTGCCCAGTTTTCCACGATACCATTGTATCACGTTTTCGCTATAGAAGCTTCCACGATTTTACTCATTTGATTTTTTTCTTATTTCCCGTACAGAAGCAGGCTGAGTTTTGCTAGTGCTCTGTTCTTTTTGTTGTAGGCAGAGGACTGTTCAATTCCGAAGTAATCCATGATTGCCCTGATCGCACCGCCCCGTTCACGATAGGAAACCCAGTAGTAAGTCTCAAGGCAGGCACGTTCTTCCTCGGTCAGGGAAGCAAGGGCGGGTTCCATCCACTCCATGTATTCCACTGCCTGACGGTATCTTTCCTTCAGCACATCAATCTCATACAGCCCTTTGATGTACCGTTCTTCGGTTGCCTGAGGATTATGGGGTCCTTTCGGCATATCCGATAACACCGGACTGCCAATGGAACTCATACGCTCATGGACGAAGTTAATCTTCTCATCGGTATGCTCAATGATATCCTTCATTGCGCCGAAATCTGTCAGCGCCTTTTCTGTTGCCGCAGTCTTATCCAGGTACTGCCACATAATGCTCATAAATTCGCACCTCCGATTTTTATTCCCTCGGATTGGCACGTTTTTACTATGATTGTCTTTCGTTTACTCTGATTTTCTCATCATTCGCCGGTATCGACATCGGGGTACTCTTTTTCAAGCATCTTTATCAGGTACTCCCCGTCAACATCGGTCAGAATCTCATACCACTGAGAACGGAAGAACCCTTTCAGCTCTGTCACTTCCGCTCTTGCAATGATATTCTCCGGGTCTTTGTCCAGGCGTTTCAGAGCCGCCCGGTAATCTTCGGCGGCATTCTGCACGATGGCATTCGCAAGCGCCTGATAAGGATCAAGTCCATCATTTAAGCCTTTCTTCATCTACGACGCACCTCAGCTTTCACTGCCGCAATCAATGCTTCCTGGGTCATGTCCTTTTTCTCCAGCCTTCTTAAAATCTCACCGTCAATGGTGTTCTCGCAGATGATGTGCTGGATGACCACCGTTTTATCTTTCTGACCCTGACGCCACAGTCTTCCGTTTGTCTGCTGATACAACTCAAGGCTCCACGTCATTCCGAACCAGATGATGGTCGAGCCGCCCTCCTGCAAATTCAGACCGTGACCGGCACTTGCCGGATGAATCAGACCGACCGGGATTTCTCCACGATTCCACCGCTCAATGCTGTCGCTTGTGTTGATGCGATCGAACTTCACTCCAAGTTCGGAAAGGCGATGACTGATTCTGTCAAGGTCATGCTGAAACCAATAGGCTACGAGAACCGGCTTGCCGTTTGCGGCTTCAATCATATCTTCCAGAGCATCAAGCTTTCGCTCATGGAAATCAACAACCTTCCCATTGTCGTTATAGATTGCACCGTTTGCCATCTGTACGAGCTTTCCGCAAAGAGTAGCGGCATTGGCGGCAGTGATCTCTTCATTCGGAAGAATCATATTCGATTTCAAAGCCATATACCGATCCAGCTCTTTCTCATCCATTTTCACCACATACTCGCTCTCTATCCGCTCCGGCATTTTCAAATAGTCCGCACTTTTCATGCTGATAGTAATGTCGGATATTCGTTTATAAATATCTTCTTCGGCAAAAGGAAGCGGCTCATATTTCATGGCGTACTGGGAAGCACCTACACGAACCGGTCTGAAATATGCAGTGCGGAATCTGGTAAGGAATCTCCCCAGCCTCTTTCCCAAATCCAGTATCCGATACTCGGAAAACAGATCCTGTAAGGAGTTGGGTGCCGGAGTTCCGGAAAGACCGACCACTCTTTTTGCTCCCACTCTTACCTTCAAAGCGGCTTTTGCTCTTTTTGCTTGAGGGTTTTTATATGATGACAACTCATCCAACACCAGCATATCGAAATCAAGAGGCACACCGCTTTCCTCCACCAGCCACGGCAGGTTTTCACGATTGATCACATAGATATCCGCTTTGCGAAGAAAAGCGATTTTTCTTTCTTCCGCATTGCCTACCGCAACGCTCATTTTCAGATCCTTCAGATGATCCCATTTCTTCAGTTCCGCAGGCCATGTGTCACGGGCTACTCTCAAAGGACCGACAACCAGGACTTTTCTAACCTCAAACCTGTCATGCATCAGCTCTTCTATGGCGGTCAGGGTGATAACCGTCTTTCCTAACCTAAGCCCATGTCCAGCAGAACAGCGGCAACAGGATTTTCCTCGATAAAATCAATTGCATATTTCTGATAATCATGCGGAATGAACTTCATACGGCATCACCTCCTCTTTTTTTATTTTCATTATCCATCCCTACTCTTTCTCCATTTCTTTATATCCATTTCCCTTATCCACTTTTACTCTCACCATCTTTTTCCCCTTTCATCTCCATAACCAATTCCCCGATTCCTTCTTTACTGTCGATGACCTCGACCCTAAAGCCGTAATCCCTTAATTTCTGTATTCTCGCTGTCTGCAGCGGTCGGGGTTTCTCCCCCGGTGCTTTCAGTTCTGCGAAAATGATTCTTCCGTTAGGAAAAAGCACCATTCGATCAGGTACTCCATCAAAACCCGGAGAAGTGAATTTCAGGCAAAGTCCGCCTGCTTTTTCCACCTCATTTTTAAGTCTCTTTTCTATCTCACGCTCTCGCATTCCATTACTCCTTTTTTACACTCCATTTTTACATCCCATCTTTTTCCTCAACAGAAAAAGCACCAAAGAACAAGGAACAAGCAAAATACTGAAAAACGAAAAAACTTAAAAAAAATATGATCTGAGGAACAAGAGAACAAAAAGCACCATTTTTTCTATATATCTCTCTACCTATTGTTTTTTTACCCTTTTACCCCTTTTTTCTTTACTTCTATACTCATTAGATAATTTCTTGTTCTCTTTGTTCTATAACTACCGTATAGGCTATTTTTCCTTGGATTTACGGGGGTTTTGAGGTTTTGGGAGCAGGAACGAGGTGGAGGAACGATGCCGGAACGAGTTTTTCTTCGTTCCATTTCGCCTTTTCAGCTCGTTCCTCGTTTCCCCCGCTCGTTCCATCGCTCGTTCCTTTATTTCCTCTTATTTCCTCTTATAAGCTCTCTGTTTCCCGTACACCGGGAAGGTCATGCTGCCGTCTTTGTTGCCGGTGTATCTTTCCCAACCGTCAATCTTGGCCATGATCGCTCCGATCTCATAGGAGTCGGATTTCTTAATGGAAGAGGATTCTTTGCCGAAACACTCGCACCAGATTTCCATGTTGCAGACAGTGTCTCTTTTCACGGTTCCCTTGGCTCCGATTTCACCACTGTTCAGGAAGGATCTTCTGTCAAAGAGATCCATGCTGTTCCAGTTTTCCGGCAGCAGTTTCTCCAGGTATTCCCTGACCAGTCCTTCACGCTCATCGGATTCCATTGCGACCGACTGCTCATCTGCCGCCTGCATCGCTTCATCACCTTCCATGATGAGCTTTTCTCCACTTGCGTTCAGTACCAGAGTTTCAGCCCAGATTTGATCCACTTCATCCTGTGTCAGCTCCCATGGCTTCTTCTTTCCGAGATTGACACGGAGCGGCCAGAAACGACGGTTACCGGTAATGTCCCTCAGGAATCCGCTCTCGGCATTGGTGGTGCCGACGATGATGCACTGACGGGGATGGTTTTCTACCGAAATGCCATAGGAAGCACGGTACTTGTCATCCACACGGCTGATGAAGCTCTTGATGGTTTCTACCTCAGCCTTTTTCATACCGGCAAGCTCACTCAGTTCCAAAATCCAGTAACCCTGAAGCTTTTCAGGGCCTGCCTTATCCTTCATATCCCCGATGGTCAGCGAATCTGAATACCATTTCCCTGCCAAGCGGGCAAAGAAGGTGGATTTTCCGATGCCCTGCGGACCGTTTAAGATAGGCACGGTATCGAACTTAAAGCCGGGGATATAGATTCTGCGCACAGCAGCTATCATGCTCTTCCTTGCCACGGCTCTCGTATAAGGCGTATCCTCAGCATTGAAGTAATCAATGTAGAGTCTTTCCACACGCTCCACGCCGTCCCATTCAGGCAGGCTGTCAAAGTATTCTTTGATGGGATGGTAGGCACGTTCCGCTGCTACCGCCTGAATCGCATCCTTTGTCTTCATCGGGGAATAGATGCCGTAGGTATCGGAGAGGTAGACCTTCATAGCGGAGTTATCCGTATCGTTCCAGCCGTCCTTGACCTGCTTCCAAGGCAGGCCGCCTCTGGCATCGATACCGTCACGGTGAAGGTTAAAAGCGATGTTTTTGAGCTTCGGATCATTATGGAGAATCAGAACGATGTTGTTCAGGGTCTCTTTAATGGAGCCGTCCTTTTCCAGTTCCAGATTCTTCGTCCAGTCGTTTTCTTCAACATTGAACTCTTCACCGGCAGCTTCCATCTTTGCTTTCAGGAGTTCCTTTTTGACCTTCTCATCTTTAAGTGCAAAATCGCACATCTGCTTGAAGCTTTTCTTCTCATCGTCGTTTCCGAAGCGATGAACCCTTACCAGGTCAAAAGAGTTGAGCAGCATTCCGGAGGCAGGGTCTGTCGCATGATGGGACATAGCAAACTTTTCTTCATAAATCAGAACACCGGCTGCGCTCTCGCCCTTCAGATAGTCATATCTTCCGGGAACTTTTGTTGAAGGGGCGTATACATCCCCTAAAAAGAATTCAATCGTGTCACGAATGGGATAGGCATTGCAGAATGCCCCAACGATACCGTCCTTCTGGAGCGGGTCCTTCTGCTTCTTCCCTGTGGTCTTCTCTTTGACCACGCTCTCGCGGCTGCTTGTAGGAAGCAGACTAATATCTTTCCAGTCGGGGTGAGCGGATAAATACTTATCCGGATCCAGCCACTCACCGTCAACCGATTCAAAAACATAAACACCGTTTGAAGGGCAGGACGGCAGATACATCAGCTGATTCACCTTATAACTGCACTCATCAAACTGATCGATGCCCCACTCTGCCGCAAAGTACCTGGCAATCGCCACATACTCATCCGGAGTGACATCACGGGTCAGCGGAATCAGAAGACGGAGTCTCGGTGCTTCGGGTGTGTGGGAATGGGTAGAATAGATATAGGATGTATAGGCAGAAAGCATTTCATAGTTTTCTACGAAATCTGCCAAAGCGTTATCCACATCAAGGGTAAGTACCGAACGGGAGACCACGTTCTCAATCTTCCTTCTGCCGCCCTTCAGTTTGCCGCAGACAAATCCACCTTTATCCTTAGCGACATCCCTGTCCGCTTTTTTCATTTTCTTATACTCTTCCACCGTTTCCGTAGTGCGGATGGGTGTTTCGAGTCTGTCCTTCAGTTCTTCCCATGTGGTGGTCTTATTCGACCAGAACTTGGCCATACAGCTGTTGCCGTAGGCAATCGCTAAATCACGCATTAAAATATTCCTCACTTTCAAGTTTTTCTGTACTGGTTTTTCTCAGGAGTTTGTCTACCTGAGATCTGTAATGCTCATAGGCTTCCGCACTTTCTAATCCGATCGTTGCGTCAAAGCTTCCCTGATTGTTGCCCAGATTTTCCGAAGACAGAAAGACGATGTCCGGTTCGGCAAGCACCAGCTTGGCATGCGCAAACGGGCTGACGTACATTTCTATGTCCGGATACCAGTTCTTATATTTCTGAGCAATTCGGGCGTACTTGGAGTTGACTATGATTGTCACGTTTTCGCTTCTGACCCGTAAAAGACGAGTGAGAAAAGCCATATTAGCAATGGAGTGCGAACAGATAGTAATGTTGCCGTCATGTTTCATTAATCGCTGAAGCCTTGTATTCCAGGTGACCCCGAAATTGGAAAGCTTCATTTTTCCTTCAACTACTATCCCTGCAGTATCTGTTTTCATTTCCATTTCGTCTTTTTCCATCTTTCTGTTATTTCGCTTTTATTCTTTTTCGCAGTTAGGCAGGATACCGTCTGCCTTCAGCAGATCATAAATGAAGAGTCTTCCCTTCTGCGTCCACTTGGTAATCATGCTGTTTCCGGCAGAGCCATCCGGGCGGGTGTAATTGTAAGTGAAGCTCTGGGTGTAGCCTTTTTCGGCATACTTCTGATACAGAATCCATTGCTCACCCTGCTTGAACTGAATCTTCTTTTCCTCAAGCCACTGATTCAGCTTGACAGCGCTCCAGCCGTAGTCTTTTGCAATAACAGTGACCTTCACCAAATCAGGACAGGCCAGAACCTTGTCGTGGTAGTCAGCTTTCGGGTGCAGCTCCGCAATCTGCTGTGCCTTGAAGGCACATTCAAGAGCCAGTCTTTCCTTCTCTTCACGTTCCGCTTTTAATGCCTGCAAGGCGTTGATCAGAACATCCGGATTCTGAAGCACCTCGTCGATAGCGTAGACACCATGCTTGCGGATGGAAGGAATCACCTCATGGGTAACCCAACGCTTAAACTTCTTAGCTTCCGGTTTGCGGCTACCGAGGATGAGGGAATAGAGACCTGCTTCATTCACGGCGTTTACCGGAAGTCCGTTGCTAGCACCCTCGATTGAAACTAGGGTGCGTTCATCCTCATCAAGACGATTAATAGCATCTGTAGCATTGGCAATCTCCAGCACCCTGCACACATCCGCTGCAACGAACCACGGCTCACCGCCTCTCTCTACGGTTCTTACCGCAGAACCCTCATACTCAAAAACCTGTAAACTTGTGTTGTGCATATCGGCACCTCCGTAAAATTTATTTCGTAAGGCACTCCCTTACACCAGAACAGGTTTTGACCCCGGTTTAACAACCCACTTTTTCAAACTTTTTTATTTTTTTCTTTCGTTTCTTCGTTCTCGTTCTGTTTATGCTTTCTGATAAAACTCCATCGTGTCGCCGTCAGCCCGAAGTACCAGTCCTTCTGCCCAGGACGGTGTCTGCCCCATAATGTCGCAGATTTCCTCAAGGCTTCCGTTCCCTTCGATGACCAGCTCATCATGAATGTGCATACAGATCCGCTCGTTTTTCAGATTTTTCATGGCATAGCAGAGGATGTCCCGGCTGGTTGCCTGCACAATGTTTTCCACCAGCTTTGGACCGTAGGTTTCCTGGCGCTCCCATTTCTTTGCCGTGCCGACACCTTCATATGTGATGGCATCCGAATCAAACTGATTTTTACCGATCCTCGGCTTTACATAGGCAAGCCGTCTGCCCGATGGCAGGGTTATAAAGAGGAAACCGGACTGATAGGAGAAAGTAAGATTGTTAAACACAACCGTGGTTTTCTTCTTCACCGCTTCCATAGCCGCCTTGTCCACGCTCCACCAGAATTTCACGATGTTCGGGTTGGCGTTTCTCCACGCCGTAACAAGCGGCTGAAGCTCCTCTTCAGCAAGTCCCATTTCCAGAGCACCCATCGCTTTTAAGGCACCGACTCCCCCGCCATATCCGAGGGCGAGTTCCGCAATTTTACCCTTTTGTCTCAAGTGTCCGTTTTCTCCGCCTTTTACAACCGGCACCTTAAACATCTGACTGGCCGAAGCACAGTAAATGTCACCGCCGGATACAAAAACCTCAGTTCTCCATTCTTCCCCGGCAAACCACGAAAGCACTCTTGCTTCAATAGCAGAAAAGTCCGCCTGCAGAAAGATGCTGCCTTTCTTCGGAACAAATGCTGTACGAATAAGCTGTGAGAGGGTGTCCGGTACATCGTCATAAAGCATCTTCACGGCTTCATAATCTCCACGCCTGACCAGTTCTCTCGCACCCTTCAAATCAGCAAGGTGGTTCTGGGGTAGATTCTGCAATTGCACGATCTTCCCGGCGAACCTCCCGGTGCGGTTGGCCCCATAAAATTGGAAGCAACCCCTGACACGCCCATCGGCGCAGACGGCATTCTCCATTGCCTTATATTTACTGACAGAGCTTTTTGCCAGTTGCTGACGAAGTGTCAGCACTTCCTTGATTTCTCCCTCTGCCTCGTTTGCCATTGCTTTGACTTCTTTTTTTCCGAGACTTTCTGTCTCCAGCCCGTTGTCCGCAAGCCACTCACGCATCTGCTGTACAGAATTGGGGTTCTCCAATTCAGTGATCTGCTGCATTCTTCTCTTTAATTCCTCTTTACTTCTGGTATCCATATCGATGGCATTGCGGGCCAGGACCATATCCAGCTCCACACCCCGGTCATTGATCTGCTGGTCAATAAACCATTCTTCCCAGACAAAGTCTGGTACAGGAAATTTGGAGAGGCTGTCCTGTATCTGCGTTTCCACTTCCACGTCACGAACGTTATATTTTTTGAAGAGGTCCCATTTCTCCGGTGCATCCTGCGGATAGTTTCTTGTGGCAGGGTTATTTTTCGTTGGCGTTCTCGGGGTGCAGAAGAAGCGGATCAGTTCTTTTCCCTCTTCTAATTTCTGCTTCTCAAGCCCTAGCACCGTTCCGACACCGGCAAGCGAAAGCGGCAGCCCCATATAGGCCGACCACACCATGGTGCATCGCCAGGATGAAGGGTCAAGGTAATCGCCCGTAAGCATCCCAAGGTAGCGGGATAAACAGACCCGCTCGAAGTTTGCATTGTGGGCAGTTTTTATAACGTCCTTTCCTTTTATTGCTTCTATGATTTCTTCCGGTATCCGCTCTCCGCAGGCAAGGTCTACAACTTCAACCTCGCCGTCATCAACGGAGTAACCGAACAGCAGTATTTCAAAATCCGGAGACTCGACATAGCGATAAACCCCGCCCTTCGCCAGGTCTGCGGATGAAAATGTCTCTATATCTATATGTATTGATTTCATTTGAACCTCCATAACGGCATAAAGGGTGGCCCGATACTCCGAACCACCCTGCCTTTTACTCGTTATTTGCCTTCTTCTTTTTTCTCTTATCTCTCAGAATCAGTATTCCCTGAACAACTGCCCCTAAGATTTGCCCGATCAACTGTCCGGCGCACACACCGCAGCAGATCGCAAGCATCATTTCCTGTGCATGTGTCATTTGATTTCCTCCGTCTTTTCTTCGGTTTTTGCTTTTTTCTTATCCTCAACCATGTCGAACAGCTCAAGAAGTATGCAGGCAGCAATATAGCCGCTCCAGACCTCCGGGTTTAAGATGCCGTACAGAAATACCCACGCACGATTTTCCGTAGGATAGAGCATGCCGGTGATGTTTTTCCCGTATTCATCGACGATCTCAAACATTTCATCAAGGTCAATTTCAAGGATATCGCCGTTTTCAGGCATCACTTTTCTGGCTTCCTCTTCGGAGCGGTATTCCCCGACTTCATTCATTTCCTCGTCATAGACGCACCAGATAACATTGCCGGACGGAATACTACGGATTTTTAGATGACCTGTGTTTTTGTACTTGATATGCTCTTCGATAGTCGCATGAAAAATCGGTGTACCGAAATTTAAGCAGATGCCATTTTCGACCAGTCTTGCACCGTTGCGAATAAAGCTCATTTTGCTTTCAAGCCATGGAACGTTGTGCATATATTTTTCGATAATACTCATAATCAATTTTCCCTTTCATAATGTGGGGCAGCAGGTTTTACCCCGCCACCCCTGTTTGGCACTTCCTTAGCTCAGGAAGTCGTCATCCTCGTCGGTTGCAAAATCTGCCTCAGCAGAAGCATGTCCGCCGAGAGGTTCACCGTCTGCAATCTTCTGGAGATTGTTAAGGGAACAGGCGATACCTTTATTACCGGAGCTGTTGAAAGCGTAGAAGGAGATAGACGCTCTGCCGTAAACTCCGGAATAGACCTCGCTGCGGTCGAGAATAGGCTGGCGATCAGCATCTACAATACCGGGAGCCGCCGTGTTGTTCGCATTTACGAACCAGCAGCCTGCATAGGCTTCATCATCAGGACGCTCGATATCGCCGTCACGAAGCGGAAGCTTGATTGCAGCCATAGGCGGTACGGTCTTGCCGTTGCCCTTGAGCTTTCCTGCACCCTCTTCGTATGCCGCCTTGATCGCCGCATTGATCTTCTCTACAGTCTTGGTATCAGACTTAGGGATGATGAGACTTACCGAATACTTCGGTGTGCCGCCATTGATTGACTTCGGTTCCCACGCATTAACGTAAGACCATCTGGTTTCCGGCCCTGTGATAACTTTCATAGGGTTCTTTACTGTGTTTGCCATAATTAATTTTCCTCCAATCTAAAATCTGTTTTGGCATTGTTGAGGGTCGGACGCTTATCGTCTTCCCTCACTAGAACAGGTTTGCCCTGGGGTTTAACAACCCATTCGCCTAAAATTTCTTCAAATTTTTTCTTCCCCAGCTGTTTTTGCATTTCGGTTATATTGAGAAGCTTCTGCTCATAGGGTTCAAAGCCTGCAGCAAGAACTCTCTTTGCCACTTCGGTTTCATTCACGTATTTTCTGATAGAGCGGCCTTCGACCACTTTGAATCCCGGCCACTGCTTTCCGTCGATTGCCTCCTGCAAAGCAAATTCCTTCACGTCGTTTGCCCAGGAAATAAGGTTATCCACCTTATCCAAAATGTCTGCGACTTCCTCATCGGAAAGAAGCGGAGGTGAAGCAAATTCATAGGATGCCAGCTCCAGGTTCTTCTTTGCTCTTTCCCTGCAGATATGTTTGGCTTTACAGAAGCGACACCAGTCGCCGGTAACGAACTCTCCGTTTCCTTCATCCGCTTTAATGGCAGCAGGCTTCAGAACATTTTCAGCCCAGTCGTAGAGTTCATCCCTGCTGATTTCATCTACAGAGATGTTCTGCTTTCTCGGCTGATAGATGGTCATCTGCACCTTGTCGATGTCATATAGAGCATCGAAGATTTCCAAAGCGCCCAAAGCATAAATTCGCATCTGCGTGTTTCCGACCGCCGACACCTCAACACCCATGCCGTACTTGAAGTCCACCACATTTAGGACACCGTCTGCGATAATCAGACAGTCGGCAGTGCCAAAGCCATCCTTGACGAACCGCTCATATTCAATGTGCTGTTCCACCTGAACGACCGGGTCTTTGCAGGTCTTCTTGGCTTCGGAAAGAAGCTCCAGAACGTAGTCCCTGTATCCTTCGGCACATTCCTGCATCTCGGCATTGTAATAGGTAAGGTTTTCTATCGGATCTTCCGTAGGCAGTCCAAGCGCCTGTTTCAATAAGTGCTCACACAAAGAGTGAGCGTCGGTACCCTCCTGGGCAAAGGAACTACTCTGGTCGGGCATATCCGCACAGAGCTTTGCCGATGGGGTACAATGGATCCAGCGTTCCGAACTGCTGGGTCCTTTTTCACTATGTGCTCCCATTATTCGATCTCCTTTACTTCTTCCAGTAAGGCGGCATACTCTTCTTCTTTGATCTCGGACAGCTTGTTCCCGCCGTGCTTCACAAGCAGTGCTTTCACCTCAGCGGTATGTCCTGCACCGGACTTAGCGGTAAGCGCCTGTCTTACCTCTTCGAGGGTGATTTTCTTTTCGGCTACCTTTTCAGGTTCCGCTTTCTTTTCTTCCTTGACCGGTCCGGCCTTTACTTCCTCATCTGATTCCATAGCTTCAACAAGTGCGCCTAAGGAATCAGCAAGGGCACGGATGTCATCCAGGACATCCTTATACATCTTGATTCTGCTCATCTTTGCCTCCGTTCTTGATTTTCCAAATAAGCTCCATACCGATTTCGGCTAAATCAGCAAGGCTGGTAATTCCAGCCCCTACCGACTGCAAATCTTTAATTATCCTCATCAGCATCGTCGGCACCCTCCCCCGTATACTGGTCAAGAACGTCCATCGCTGTGTCCATAATCACCTCAACAATGTGAGGGCAGATTCCCAGTCTGTCGCTGACAATTTCCACAAGATCCTCGAACCCGAACTCTTTACAATCCTTCTTTTCGGAAGGCTCAATGCCTAAGGTGGCAATGAAATGGCTGATTGCCTTTTTTGTGGTCTCGACCTGTTCCATCGCAGCCTGAAGCATATCCAGGGCTTCCATCTTCTGGTCAAAGCTCATACCGTCGTACATCTTTTTCTGTTTTTCCATGTTGGATTAATCCTCCGTTTTCAAAATATCGTTGAGGAGATGTTCCTCTGCTACCAATGGGTCACACACACATCTGATGGAAATTCCCAGTTCAGTTGCCCTTGCAATTTCACGGCTCATTCCTGATGTGATTTGATTTCCAACTACCCAAAGCTCATCGGCTTTTTCAAGGGAACATAGTCCCGCTCTGATTCCCTGTTCACGCTCGTTCTCATCGTCATCCGACAAAAACTGCGGATACAAAAGATGTGGACAGATCACTGCATAGCCCTCTTCCACTGCTCTGCGGCACACACGTCTTGCAAGCCTCTGATTCTTTTCCGTATCGCCCCTGTAAGGCGAACAAACAAATACTGTTTTCATCTGGCTTTACCTCCTTTCTCGCATTTGTCTAAGGCGAGAGGAGCGTTGGTTGTTTACTCCTCTCACCTAATCAGGTTTTGAGGGGTATTTAACAACCCGATTCTTCAAAAAACTTTCTAAGTTTCTTGATTGCTCTGACCAGCGTCTTATGAACAGCCTGCTGGCTGACCTTGGTTCCGTCTGTTTTCTCTTGGGTCAGAATCTTTGCCACTTCGGCTTCCGTTCTGTTGTCGTAATAAAGGGTGACGGTGCGGCGCTCATTATCGGTAAGGGTCTTCAGCCCCGCTGCCAGGATTCTGAGCTTCTGTTCATGCTCCTGTTTTGCAAACATGTCCTCGACGAAGTCTGAGTAAGGAACTCTCAACTGACGATGTACTCCCGGATTTCCCTGTGCGTTGAGTTTTGCTTCCGATGCTTCGTCGTCAACACTCCCCGCATGATGCGCCTGATTCCTCACGTCTGCATTGTGGTTCAAACGGTAATCCCCGATTGTATCCAGGACATAATCCCAGGGAAGGTTGTCGAGATCGTAGATTTTTACGTGCCTGTTGGCTAAAGCATCTTCACCGAAATCCAGGTACTTGACCTCGTGAACACCGAAAACAGTACTGTGCTCACCATCGGTGCAGATGAAATAACCATTTTTATAAACGGAAAGGGACGCTGTCTCAGCGACAATTTCTTCTCCGGATTCACGGAGTTTCTTTGCTGTAGGACGATTGGTTCTGGTGGTGATTCCCACGGCATCCTTGAGCTGCTTGAATGTTTCGAATTTTTCTTTAGAAGTTTTCATGTTTTTTCTCCTTTTTTCATTTGCCTTTCTTCAAAGGTGTAGAATTGTTCACAAATCTGTGATATAATAGGTTTTAGTAGGATTTGTTGTGTTCCTACTGGTAAAAATTATCCCAGAAAGCCGTATTGCTCGGCTCTTGCGTGGGACTTGATTACGACTTGATTTAGGCTTGCAAAGGCTTGATTCGACAAAAAGAGACAATCAAAGGAGACAAAAAATGGTTTTGTGTTTCGGAACTTTTGCGTCCACCCTGCGTTTTGCAAGACTACAGAGTGTGACCGATAAGCAGCTAATCGGCTCGATGACTCGAACCGTTGACAAAAATTGCAGATATATTGAAAAGGGAAATGATGATTCCGTTTCCCGGCTTTATGCCTGTGAGGGAAATTTCCCAGATGCAGAAATCGAACCAGGAGTTGAAGTAGTTCGCAAAGCTGGAGAAACGTTAAGTCTTGTTTTGCCCCTGGCTCGGAAAACAAAAGTAGAAGATATTGCGGATGCGTTTTTTGATGCCGTCATTCCGCTTCTGGATGAAGACAAAAAAAGACCG